TAGCATGTATGCGGCATTACTAAGTGATAACCATTCCATTATTGTTTCTCCTTGAGTATCTGTTTTATTTCAGCGATGTCCTCCATCATCATATCTAGTTTATATGTGATTAGCTCTCTATCAGCAACCACATCTCTTTTACTTGCTTTCAGCTCCATGTCTCTTTTTATAGCATCTATATCATATTGCATGAATCCAAACGCTAAAATCATCGAGCATACTAAAGCAATAATTGTAATTATATTTTCTATGGATATATTTGTATTCAACTTCATCTAACAGTTCCACTTTCTAAGGGCTTTGTTTATTCTACTATTTGGGTCATTAGCAGTTTTACTACTTGTTAATTTTTTCTTCATGCCGCTCATTCTTTTACAAAAAGCTTTACGCCTATGGTAAGCTTTGCTTCCTTTCTTTAGTTTTGAGGGCTTTGTTGTTACAGCAGTTTTTAACTTGGAACCGGGATTGGCCTTTCTATAACTAGCAACACCAGCAGCGTTTAAACCACCTGATTTGGATTTGCCTTCTTTTCGCTGCCATGCTGGTGTTTTATAACTCATTACTTCTTCTTCACAATCTTTTTAATTTTGTTGTTGTGTGTGCGAGCATAAATATATTTACTGTCTTCACGTAAATAATCTCCATAATATTTTTTACCGCCATACATCCAACTTACTTTTTTTATTTTAGTGTTTGCCATTTACTCTACTCAAACTTCCTTTTATTTCTGATACCTGATTATCTAAATCATTTATCTGTCTAGTTAAATCATCAAATTTTCTATCAGTTCTTTCGTCAGTTTTATTCCATCTGTCTATAAGTTTTATTAACATACCTTCAGTATTCTCAAGGGTTTCACTCTGGCCCCTGTTCTCCGTTTTTAGGTCGTTTAAACTTTCTGCCTGCGCAGACCCTCTTTTGTTCATAGAGTAAACCATATACACTAGCAAAGCCCCTACGACACCTATCATACCCGCTTCGCTGTAAATCGCTAGAAAATCCATTATTCTTTTTCCTTACATTCATCACACAACCAACTATCTAATTCATGAATTGGTTTTTCACAGTCAGCACAATGATTCGGGGTCATCGTACTCTCCGCAGTTCCCGGTTAATAAAGTAATTATGATTAAAGTCATCTTCAGTTAAGATTACTTTCTCTTCCTTTTTTTCTTTCCCCACGACAAGGGATTTAAGTTTAATTCTTCTTCGTACCATTTTAATTGTTCTTGCATTTGTGTTATCTTTACTTCTTCTTCTTCAATATGCTTTTCTACAAGCTCTTCAATGCTGGAATTAGCAAGTTCCATTCTTCGTTCAAGGTCTCCAATTCTGTTCTCAATACGTACGTAACCCAGACTAATGAAAATAACTCCAGCAATAATTTGGCCAAGCCACTTGATGTTAAGACTAATCCGATAATTATCGTCAAGTTTAGTGACCCCATAACTCCTGTACGTTTTTTCATCGCTCATATAGTAAGTATGATGCCGCCAAGTACAAGTATTACAAAGGCCAAAACCTTAATAATGTCTTTAATGTCTTCACTCACTAGACCACTCATCCTTTTGCATTTCAGCTATAGCTTCACTATGTGATAAAGCAGTAATACCACTTGTGCCTTTTACTGCATCTAATGTTCCATCTGCTATAGGTAATTCATATTTAACTAATACTTTACTACCATCGTTATTCCATCTTGGACTTCCAAGTTTGCCTAACTTAAATGCTGACTCTTTCCAAGTTGGAGATTGCAATGTAGTAGTATTTACCACCTGCTCTGTGTACGTATAACTTTCTTCTTCTTGCGGTACAGAATGAGGCTCTGCGTTGAGTTTTTCTAATAACTCAGCTTTGGTATCACTTGATGAATAATCTACGTCACAATCGTCCATATACGCCTTTATCTCTGCTTTTGTGTTATCATCTGATGGGTAGTAATCATATTTATCTACCATCCTTGTAGCACTACGCTCTTCATCTCGATATGTGTATTCATTCCAAGATAATCTATCAGCTTTTTTAAGTTTAGCAGGTAATGCTGACTCCCACTTTGCTTTTGTTAATATTAAATATGTATTAGTCATTTTTGTGTTTACCTTTTTGGTGTTTATAGTTTTTCTGAATTTCAGCTAATGATAGTTCTTTATTGTAGACTCTTAGCTCATCAATCATACCATCTGCATAATAATTATCATATCTACCTACATGAACATTTGCACTAAGGTTTTCCATAGAAACATAAGTTCCCGAGTTGTCAAGAGTAGTTGCAACATTGCTTCCATTAATATATAATTTTATTCCTGCGTTTGCACTTGAACCACCTCTTCCATCATAAGTAGCACACACATGAAACCAAGAACCTTCATAACTCGCTAAAGAGGAATTGTAATTAGCTAATATATAATTATTGCTTACGCTTTCATCGTATAATTCAAATGATAATTTATTACTTAAGTTTATCCATAATATATACTCTGCACTTGTATTGTATATTCCTTTTGATATTATTGGAAATCCTGTAACATCGTTAGGTTTTAACCAAGCCTCAATACTAAATGGTAAATCACCATTACTATCTCCAAAGCTAAACACTTTATTGTCTGGTATTTCTAAATACTCATCAACACCATTTAACCTTAACACATTGCTACTTGGATTAGTAAAGTAAAACCCAAGTCCATCTCTGTTTGAGTTAAGTCCTTCTCTGATTGTTATAGAATCTGGTGAGCCTTGTACTGTGCCATTGTTGCCAACGCCACTTCTATCAGTCCATGTAGTTACACCATCATTTCGCCAATATCCTAATAAATATTGTCTTTCAATTTTTAAATTTGTTATAGTAGCTACAGCAGTATTTGCAGTAAGTGCAATCATTAAACCACCATAAGATGTATTAGCATAAACAGTTTCATTAAATGTTCCTGTAATTCCTGTTTTATAAGTTTCTTGCCCACCCCATGACTTTAAATCGATATTTCCTGTAGTTACTGAACCTTGAATACTTATTTTATATAATCTTGTATCGTTTTCAAAAGAGCCAGTCAAAGTCCTTATAGTGCCATTATCTGCTGTTGCAGTTATTGAGGTCGCAGATGTTCTTGTTGCGTTAGAAACTTGATTCCATTGAGTTGTATCTGTAAAATCATAACTACCACCTAATAAATCAGTTGTGTCTATAAATTGACTATGTGTAGTAGCATCTAATGCGATACCATCGTTGAATAGTTCTTGGACTTGAGTTTGATTAAATGCAGAATTAAATATACTTGCCTCATCAAGAAAACCATGATACTCCATTTGATTTGTGTGACCAATACTTAATCCAGTAGTTTCTAAATCAACTGTTCCTCCACTACCAGCAACAGGAGAAGTTTGCAAAATACTATTAACATATAGTTTAGCAGAATCTTGACCACTATTTCCCTGTTCTGAAGTATCATACACTAAACATAAATGAACTAATTTACCTATATCCCATTGGTCTGCACTTAAATTCCATTGACCACCATTTCCTGCTCTTGGGCTAAACATTATTTGCCTTGTATTGCTATGCAATCCTAAATGAAAATCTCCGTCTTGATAATAACGACCACCAATAATTCCTGTCCTGCTTTCACTTATAATTTCATCTGGCACTAACCATACTGATATTGTTACTTTTTTACCAAAATTAAATGCTTGTCCTGTACTAACATATTGATTTAATAAGTGATTTGCTCCAAAATACATCTTCTGATTATATTTCATCAATGGTACTTGTGGAACTACAGGTTCATTTACAGCAGTCTCAAATCCAGATGAGGATACTCCTACTTCTTTGAGAGATACATTATCTATTTTAATATTAGTAGTTCCACTACCAGAACCTCTTTTTAAACCAAAATTAGTATGTTCTGCAACAAAAGTTGTAGTATGACTTGCAACTGATGTGCTTAATGTAACAGTTGGGCTATGATATGTTTTTATTGTACCACTTGTATATTCAGTTATATCGTATTTTAATTGATATGTTTTCCCAACTACTGCTTTATTTGCTTGTTCTATATATTGCAAAGTACCTGTAGTGTTAAAATGAGCAACATCATTAGAAATTATATTACTTGCATCTGTCCATCCTGTAGCACTTGAAAAATCTCCATTAGTAATTAACTCATCCCCAAAGAAATTTGTAGTAGCGTGGTTACCCATGAGGACTTCTTTGAAAGATAAATTTTTAATAAAAAATATTTGCCCAGAACCCATATTTTTTTGTCTTAATAATCCACCTCCAATACCTGTAACGTACATTGTATGTGATTCAAATTCTGTATTTGTTATGTCTAAAGCTGATTTTTCTCCACTTTCATCAATAGCTAACTTTACAGTTCCTGTATTCACCTTTGCTTCAAAAGTAAACTTATATAATGCTGTGCTATCTGTATTGCGGTCAAAATCATCTGTGTTATTTAGATATAAATACGCACCATTTGCATTATCTACATAAGTTACTTTTATTGCTCCGTTATCATTTTCTAATCCATTGTTATCATATTTTGTCCAACTACCTGTATTCGATGAATAGGTAGTATTAAAAAATTCACTACCCAACTTCTTCTCACTATGGTCATATACTATTGATTGTGGACTCTCTGGCTTTCCACCCTCAATCATAGGATACCAAGCTACAAGGTTATCCTGTACTGCACTTGGTGTGTTTTCTGGTTTCTTGTAAAGTTCTTGTACTTGTGCTTCTGTAAGAGTAGTATCAAATATTTTTACATCTGTCATTTTACCTTCGTAATGCAACCCATTTTCGTATTTGCCTATCCATAGTTTCTCTGCTCCAGATGCTCCCCATTTACCTGTTACATTAACTATTTCAGCTCCATTTCTATATCCATATACTTTAGTGCCATCTGTCATCATTACATAATGTTGCCATTCTCCAGCACTTACAGGAATTCGAGTGTCTATTTCATCTCCCGTTGGATAATAATCTCCTGCATCATTATCATCATTAATAAAATTTATATATCCATTTTGATAGCCAATTATTACTGACCTACAAATACCTGCATTTTGGTCAAATAAATATTTATCACTCGTTACATCATTTGGATTAATCCAAAAACTTAAAGCAAAATTATCTGTAGTAAATGTTTGGTTAACTTCTAAATAATCACTTACCCCATCAAATACTAATGCTCTGCCACCATGTACATCTGCGTGGTCTGCAATGTTAGCAGTAAGTTTAGGAGAGTTTGCGTATCCAGAATTAATTGTCGTAGCCATTATTTAAGCACTCCTGTGTTTGATAAAACTTCTTTTACTGAAACGCTATTCAACACTCCATCAAAACCAGTGAACCCAACAAGATAAAATCTTGAACCAGTTCCTGTAATATATTCTGTTTTAATTCCAGCAGTATTAAACGTACCTCCATAAGAGCCTACATTATTTCTAATAGTTCCAGATGTTACACTATCTATGTCTAATACAACTTTATATAGTTTTCCACTATTAATAGTTATATCTTGTTTTAATTCTATTGTGCCAGATGTATCCCAAACTGCTTGTCCATTTACAAAAGATATTCCTGTACCTATAGCTGTATCGCTTCCAGCATCCCATAAACTTTCATCAGTAAATTCACCATCAGGAATTAACTCACTACCTAAAACTTCGCCTGTAGTTGCATCATTTGTAACACCATTTGCTGAACTACTACCATCAAGTGGATAGTACGCAACGATGTCGTTAGTTACTTTTTGTACTTTTACGTCATCAAGAAATAATCTACCTATATGTGTATTATCATAAGCAGTTGGTAAAAATTGTAAATAATTATTTGCAGAGCCACATACAATATAAATTTCTTGAAATTCCCATGTATCGTATTCTGCAACTGTTTTATCAACATTTCCTGCATCACCACCTACATTTGTAAAACCAAGACCAACAATAAAATCTTTACTTGTACTACCTGTTTGAGCTTTTCTTGCATAATAACTTATTTTATATAGTTCTCCATCTACAGCATTGCTACCGAGGTCAAACTGTGCATTAAAACGACCAGATGTACTTGCATCGTTTATATCAATACAAGTCCTACCATCAATTGTAGCATGTGATGTTGTTCTATTTGATGAAGTAGAGTTAGTTTGGCTCCAACCACTTATATCAGAATCAAATGTACTATTAGTAACATAATTCTCACTTAATGTACTCTTTACATCAGCAGGAATCTTTGAGTATGAAGTAGATTCCATAACAGATTGGATTTGTGCTTGAGTTAATGCACCTTGCCATAATCCAACTTGTGCAAAAGAACCATCTAATGCTCTTGCAGTAGAAAAGTCTTGATTTCCTACATGGAGATTTGGTGTATGACTTCCGAGGTCTGTTCCTGTAGAATTACTACCAATTAATATACCATTTTTATAAGCTCTGTTACCTACTCCAGATTCATGTACAAATGCTACATGATACCATTCCCCATCATTTACTGCACTTCCAGTATCGCTTATTGTAACACCTACACCACCACTTGCAGAATTAGTATAGGTAAAATCTAATTTTCTACTACTATTTAATCTAATTAACCAACCTGCACTTGAACCATCATCTGATTTGGCTATTACCATTTCATTAGTTGCAGTTGTATCTATTGTTTTAAACCAACAAGAAACAGAAAAACTACCACCAAATTGTATTAATGAATCGTTTCCTAAATCAGCATATCCACCACTTGATGTTGTAAGGCTACCATTTCCAATCGCATCTGCTTGTCCTTCTTTAGCTACATCAACTGCACGAGGTAAGACTGGTGCGTTGCCACCAAATACTGATGTGGTAGTTGTTGCTAATCCCCGTATGTGTCCTATGTTAGAATCTGAAGTTATTCTTTTAAGTGAGTAATCAGATATAGTAAATGTACTACCAGATGCAGTATCAGAGCGAAATTTAAATCCATCTCCACCTCCCGCAGGTCTTATAAAATAAAAAGTATGTGTACCATTATCTAACATAGTTTCATCAACATAGGTATTTCCAAAATTGGTACTTACTGCTTTTAAATTAGCTTGTCCACTTGTAAGACCAAATATTGTAAATGTTAATTTATATGTAGCAGATATATTTATAGATTCTTCTAAATCTGAATTATTTATTGTTACAGTTCCTGTTCCTGTATCTTGATATGTAAGATTAGGTGGATTAGAAGAATCTTTTGTATAGTGTGAGCCATCTGTAGTATACACACTATTTGATGTAGGGAATATTTCATTTCCTAATACTTCTGGTACATGAGAATTAATAGCACCATTTACTGTATCATCGTCTAACGCCCACCAACTAACTAAACTTGTTTTTTCTACACCTTTTAGTTGGCTATAGGATTTGTTCATTATGGATTGAATTTCTTCTGGCTCTAATGCTCTTGACCAAACTGCTACATTAGTAAGTTGCCCATTCCAATAATCTCCATTACCTTGCCATCTTCCAATTATAAATCCTTTATCACTATCAAGATTACCACCCGATGAAGCACTTCCATCTTCAGAACCATTAAGATATACTTTTAAAGTGCCACTATTTCTTACAGCAAAAAAATGATACCAAGTATTAATTGAAATAGTTGTGCTTCCTGCAACATCAACACCACCCACTATATCTCTAAATATAATTTTCCCACTATTATTAATTCCTGCTCTAAAAACATCATTACTATTTGCACTATTTACTCTTGATACTGCCCAATTCCAATCAATATCATCTACATTAAACCAAAATGAAATAGAAAAATCTCCTGTACCAAAATCAAAATCAGAACTGTCTAAAGTTTCTATGTAATTACTACTACCATTAAACTCTGTTGAACCTTCTGATGGGAACTTTAGCGTGTCTGACTTATTAGATTTGAAGTCGAGGTATAGTTTAAGGTTGTCCTTAATAAATTGTAGTGGCAGTTTGGCTGCCTTGGCTATACCCTGTCCTAACGAGAGCATAGTTTTATATTTTGTAAGCTAGTACGGTTCCTGAAGAAACAGTTATTTTACTAAATGAGCCATATACAACATCGCCTTGGCCAAGTGTCAAAGCAGAGCCAGAGTAAGCTCCATCAGCTGAAAATGATTCACCTACAGTGCTTTCAGCTTTTAAATCAGCATCATCACCAATAGCTTTGATAGCACTCCAGTTTTTAGTATTACTTTGTTCTCCATCGGCAGCAGCTATGACATCAAATCCAGCTCCACCTTGTTGTATTGCACGTAATGAATTAATGTTCATTTGAGAGTCCTTATAAGGTTATTTTTTGATATAAAAGTTTGCAATGTTATATATGTACAACCAATTTTATTTTGACAATCTCTTTAAGCCTTCTTTTCTCTTATTTTTAAATTTAGAAAATCGTCTTCTTGCATCTTTCTTAGTCATCCAGCCATTGTCAATAGCTTTTTTTAAATGCTGTTTGTACATTTCTGCTAATTCTTTATTATTAGGGTCGAACTCTATTCTATTTTGAAAGTCCAAATCCCTACCTTTACCAAACCACCAGTAGTATAATTTTCCTACAAAAGGTATGACCTTTATTGTCTCGAGCTCATTCCAGTTAAATTTCTTTTCTTCATCAAAACGAGCGACAACACCATCATAAACGTCCTTTCCTACAGCTGCTGGAATACCAAGTACAGGAGGTGTAAAAAACTTTAATATTGCTTGCTCTGGGCCATATCTTCTAAAGTAGTAAGCCATAAACCTACTGACACCAAATAAACGTAGAATATTATCTATAGCATAGTCTGTTAAGTTTATCTTACGATTATGTATTAAATCTTTTAATGCGTCAGCTGAGGCGTTAGCAAGTACAAAAACTGAAGCTAACTTGACCATATTGCCTACACCTTCATTAACAAGTTTTTGATTGTTTTGCCTTTTACCTTTTCGTATCAAGTTTATTGACTCAGTCCTGAACGCATCAAACTGCTTAATTGTAAAAGTTCTTAACATATACATTAGTCTTGTATAGTTACCTTGCGTGTATCCTTGGGGTACTTCAGTGTATGATATAGGTTGAAAATCAGCTAAGGTGTAAAATGCTAAGTATTTAACACGCTCTGTAATCACACCTCTTTTTAAATCACCAATAACTTTATTAACATCATTACCAAATGCCTCGTTTAAACGCCTATCTCCCTCTAATTGGCCAGCTTTTGCTTTACGCTGATACTTGGCTATAGTAGCATTTATTAACGTCTCCTTACCTAAATTATCCATAAAGTCTAAACCAGTAGCTTTAAATACAAAGTTTAGAATTTTAGATATACCAGCATCATCTCTAAACTCATAACTAAGTTTGTCTATACCTAGGTCTGATTTAGTTATTTTAGACTTTCTTACTAATGCTTTACCAACCGCACCAGCAGTTTCTCTTGGTGCTATGTATGCTGCCCATGCTAAGTCACCTATCTGCGTTATAGAACTAGATATGTTGCCCATAGTACCTAAGTAACCAAGCGTCTTTAATGCTTGCACACTTGGAGAAACGCTAGTAGTGTTAAATCTTGCTTTTATAACCTGTGTAAGTTCAGCTTGATTTTCAGGGCTGATTTTCTTTTCATCCATAAGCTCAGCAACTTTCTTACCAATCATAGAATCTGATATTTCACCCTTAGTCTTTCTACCTCCAAAAAATAGAGATGTCTCTATAGAGTTATTCATTGTAGCTATATATTGTGTAAGGCTGTGCTCAAGCGAATGATAGAATTGATTCATGTCGCTAGTTACAAATTCCTGAGTACGTTTCTTTGTAGCCCCCGGTTTGTTACTTACCTTCTTACCAAACCCTCTAAGTCTAGCACTTAGTAGGTCTGTTTTTTCTTCCATAGTAAGCTTACGTTTTAAATCTTTTTCTTTAGCTGCAATCTCTTTGTCAAGTATTCCTTTATCAAAGTTTCCATAAAAGTGCTTAATAAGGCCCTCAAAGTCAGATACTTGTCTCGGGAAATATTCATCAATAAAACCCATATCCATACCAGCGTTCTCTGCACGCATATATATGTCGTCTAAAACTGCTCTAACTAATAGATATTTTTGGTTTAATCTTTTAGACTTATAACGTTTAAACATGCTTTCCAATACTTTAGCGTCACCATTCTTCATTGCTAAATCAATCATGCCATAGTCTTCTGCATTCTCATTCTTTATTTCTTTCATCGTGTCTAAGAATGGCTTAACTGTTTTTATATTGTCCTCCGTTTGTGTAAAAATCTTAAAATCAACCATACGTACAGGAGATACTAAACTTTCATCTATGCGTCTTAATCTTTGTGATAATGGTATAATGTTTGTATTCCACCAACTATCAACTGGTTTTTTAGTTATCTTGGGCTTACCAGCGTTTTTACCAGCGTCATTATAGACCCATCCCGGCACATCTTGAGGCTTTGTAAGTTGAAAGGTAGGCATGCCTTCCATAGCACTCATTTTCATTTCGGGAGTGATTTCTATATATGGCTGATTTAGCAATACTTTTTTATCTTTAGGTAGCTGAGCTGCAAATTCATTCCAAGTAAGTGGATTAGGTTTATCTCTTTGCTCTTGATATTCTTCGAACATTTCTTGGCTTAGCGTATTAGAATCAATCTCTAATGTTCCAATATTTGCATTCCATTTATTTTTTTTGCTTAAATCTTTTAATCTTTTCTTTATTGTAGTTTCATATAAGTCAATAAACCCTTGCTCTCCCAAAGCTAAATCTTCACCTTCGATTATACCACTTTTGCCCTTTTTCACATCCTCTCTTATTTTAGTGGCCATTTTTTTACCAACTAACCCTTCTAATGATGTTATTTGACCATCTATTGTCGTTTGCCCAAAAAGAGGTACATTTACATCTACGACTGAC